AAGATTTTATTAAATCTGTTGATAAATTAAATAAACAAGCAGAAGAATTAAGACGTTTACACAATGAAGCTGAAAGAACTGCTGATGAATCTTTTTTTAGGTTAGACGATTTTGAAAAAAAAGCTAAAGATTTAGGTGTAGATTTTAAAAGTAAAGAATATAATGAATTAGAGCAATCTAATAAATCTTTAATAAATATTATTGAAAGAGGTTATCAAATTTTAAAAGGTAATACAAAAAAATAAATATAAAAATGAAAGAACAAAAGTCAGTAAGAAACAGACTGTTTAAAACAGAGAAATTAGAATTAGAATCTCATAAGGTAGAGTTGGCAATAGGAGATGAATTAAGAAGTTTGGCATCAAAAACAGGTGATGCTTTTGATAAGGTAAATAAAGAGTTAGATGATGCTTTTGAACCAATTAGGAGAATAGAAAAAATATCTGAAAGCATACCAAGTAAAATAGATAGTTTTAAAGCGTTTACAAGTGTTTTACAAAAAATGGAGCAGCAATTTCAAGATGACAATCAAAAGTTAAAATCTGCTGAACAAGAATTAGGAGTAAAAATACCAAGACCAAAAGCATTAGATCAAGCAGTTAGACAATTAGAACAATTTCAAAGACAAGAGGAAATATTTAGAAGAGAGATAAATGAGTTTAATAAAGCATCTAAAAAATACAGATAACTAATTTAAAAATATAAAATTTTATTTAACCATTTATATATTAATATGACAACGATTGACAAAATTAAGGAAATTCTAAATTTATCTGTGGAGGTAAAGCTAGAACAACAGAAATTAGACAACGGTGCAGTATTAGAAGCTGAGGCATTTGAACCTAATAAAGAGGTTTTTATTGTTACTGATGATAATAGAGTTCCTGTACCTGTTGGAGAGTACAATTTAGAGGATGGTAAAACTTTAGTAATAGCAGAAGAGGGATTAATTTCTGAGATTAAAGAAGTAGAGCAAGAATCTGAAGAGGTAGTAGAAGAGGATGTAGAGGCTACTCCTGAAGTAGAAATGACTGAGGAAAAAGCTACACCTAAAAAAGTAGTAGAATCAATTACTAAAGAGATGTTCTTTTCAGAAATTGAAAAACTACAAAAAGAGATTGATGCTTTAAAAAGCGAGAAAGTAGAATTAAGTGAGCAAGTAAATGAGGAGCTACAAGCTGAGTTAGATAAACCAGCAGTAGAACCTATTTCATTTAATCCTGAGAACAAACAGACTTTATCTAAAATAAAAATAGGTAATAATAGACCTATGTCTACTTTAGATAGAGTAATGAGAAAATTAAGTAACTAAAATTAAAAAATTAAAAAAATGAGTGTTTCTTTAACTTCAACTTATGCTGGTGAATTTAGTGGTAAATATATCGCTGCTGCTTTATTATCAGCTTCAACTCTAGATGCTGGAGCTATCAGCATTATGCCTAATGTAAAGTACAAGGCAGTAATTCAAAAAGGTGCTACTGATGACATCGTAAAAGATGCTACCTGTGATTTTGTCACAGATCAAGGCACATTAACACTAACAGAAGCAGTTTTACAACCTGATGAGTTTCAAGTAAATTTGATTCTGTGTAAAAAAGACTTGCACAATTCGTGGGAAGCTGAACAAATGGGATATTCTGCATTTGATAACTTAGCTCCAAGTTTTGCTGAGTTTGTTATTGCTCACGTTGCTGCTAAAGTAGCTGATAAGACAGAGAAAAACATTTGGAAAGGTGCTACTGCAACAAGTGGAGAGTTTGATGGTTTTGAAGCTAAATTATTAGCAGATGGAACTGTAAACGATGTAACAGGAACTACTGTAACTGCTACAAATGTAATCGATGAAATGGGTAAGGTAATTGATTCAGCAGTAGCTAACGCACCAGCTATCTTAGGTTCTGAGGATTTAACTTTATATGTACCTATTAATGTTGCACAGGCTTATATTAGAGCTTTAGGAGGATTTGCTGCTACTATTGGAGGAGCTGGTACAGATAACAAAGGTACACAATGGTACAATGGTGGTGCTTTAACGTTTGAGGGTGTAAATATCTTTGTATGTAAAGGGATGTCATCTAACAAAATGGTTTTAGCTGAGAAGTCTAATCTATATTTCGGTACAGGTTTGATGAGTGACCAAAATGAAGTTCGTGTAATTGATACAAGTGAAACTTTAGGAGATCAAAATGTAAGAGTAATAATGAGATTTACAGGAGGTGTACAACACGTTTTCGGTTCTGATATCGTTTATTATTCTTAGTAAAACAATTAACTAACAATAAAAGGGGGTAGGGATTTTATACCCTACCTTTTTTTTTAAAAAAACTATATAAAAAATGGCGTGTTTATTAACTAGTGGTCGAAAAGTAGCTTGTAAAAGCTCAGTAGGTGGTATTAAAACTGTTTACTTTGCTGATTATGGTACTTTAGGAGATGCTACAATAACTTCAGGAGAGATTACTGCATTTTCAGGTACTCCTACTTGGTTTCAGTTTGATTTAAAGGGTACATCAACTTTAGAAACTGCAATCACATCATCAAGAGAGAATGGTACTACTTTTTATGAGAGTACATTAACTTTGAGTTTACCTTACTTAGATAAGGCTACACAAGAAGAGATAAAATTATTATCAGTAAGCAGACCACATATTGCTATTGAGGATTATAATGGAAATTTCTTTTTAGTAGGTTTACTTAATGGAGGTGATGTAAATGGTGGTACAATTTCAACAGGTGCTGCAATGGGTGACCTATCAGGTTCATCTCTTACATTTGTAGCACAAGAAAAAGATGCTCCTTATTTTGTAGTATCTACTGTAATTACTGATGATGCTTCAGCTACTCAAATTGATCCTACTGCTTAATCAGTATTAATTTATTTTTAAAATTAGCCTTTCTTTTGAGAGGCTTTTTTTATTTGTGTTATGTAAAAAAAAATAAAAATGTTTATATATTAATAAGCGATAAGATATGAAAACAATTTCTTTAACAGGTACACACACATTTAACATAATCCCTAGAGAGTTTGTAAGTTCAATAGATATTAAATTAACTAGTGAAACTACAAATCAAACAATAGAGGTTACAGTAGATAGTGTTACAGATGGAAATTACTTAGAGTTTTCTGCTGATTTTGGTACTTTAACAGAAAGTGACTTTTATACTTTAGATATTTTTACACAGTCACAAGATTTAATATATAAAGATAGAGTTTTTGCTACTGCTCAGACAATAGACCAGCTAAACAACAATTACTATACAGTAAATAAAGATGTTTATGTTACAGAGGATTCAGCAGATAATGATTTTATAGTCATATAATAGTCATATAATAGTAATATAATACTAAATGAAAAAATTTAATAAAAATAAAGCTAAAACAGATTCAGCTATTAGCGTTGTTAATCTAGGTTCATATACTACACCTGAGATTGTAGAGCAAAGGAATGAGGATTGGGTAGGTTATGGAGTAGATAACAATTATTTTGGTTTTCTTATTGAAAGATATAATGGTAGTCCTACTAATAACGCTATAATAAACGGTATTAGCGAGATGATTTATGGAAAAGGGTTAGATGCTACTAATTCAAATAGAAAGCCTGAGCAATATGCTAAAATGATATCATTATTTCATAAGGATTGTGTTAGGAAATTATGTTATGATTTAAAGTTAATGGGACAATGTTCTATGCAAGTCATTTATTCAAAGGATAGAAAGACAATAGCACAGGTAGAGCATATTCCTGTTGAGAATTTGAGAGCTGAGAAGTGCAATGAAAAAGGTAAAATAGAAGCATATTACTACTCTGATAATTGGACTACAAGAAAAAAGAGTGATCCATTAAAAAGGATATCAGCTTTTGAGTGTTCTAAAGATGCAATAGAGATACTATATGTTAAGCCTTACAGAGCTGGGTATAAATATTACTCTAGTCCTGATTATGCTGGAGGTGTTCAGTATGCTGAATTAGAAGAGGAGATAAGTAATTATCATCTAAATAACATTATGAATGGTTTAGCACCTAGTATGTTAATACAGTTTAACAATGGTACTCCAAACGCAGAGGAAAGACAAATGCTAGAAAATAGAATAGCTCAAAAATGGTCAGGGACTTCAAATGCTGGTAAATGCATCATAGCTTTTAATGATAATCCTGAGAGTGCTGCTACTATTGAACCTATACAGTTAAGCGAAGCTCATCAACAGTATCAGTTTTTATCTGATGAGAGTTCTAAAAAAATAATGGTAGCTCATAGGGTTGTAAGTCCTATGCTATTAGGTATAAAGGATAATAGTGGATTAGGTAATAATGCAGATGAGTTAAAGACTGCTACTATACTAATGGATAACGTGGTTATAAGACCATTTCAGACACTTTTACTAGATGCTTTTGATTCTATACTAGCTTACAATAATATAAGCCTTAATTTGTACTTTAAAACGCTTCAGCCTTTAGAATTTACAGACTTAGAGAATGTAGAGGATGAGGAAACAAGAGAAGAGGAAACAGGTGTTAAATTAAGTAAGGATGATTTTGATGATGATGAGATGTTAGATGCTTTACAAGGTGAAACAATAGATGATGAGTGGGAGTTAGTAGATGAAAGAGAATATGATGAGGAAAATGAAAGTGTTGAGGCTTGGGCAAAAAAAATGATAAAGCCTAAAAAAGATATGCTTACTAAACTAGCTGATTTTATAAAGTCTAAACCTAGTGCTAAAAGTTTTTTAGATAAGAGTTTTTACAAAGTAAGATACACATATAAAGAAAAATACTCAAGTAATAACAGTAGAAAGTTTTGTAAAACTATGATGGCTAGAACATCTAAAGGAGTTGTTTACAGAAAAGAGGACATAGATCAAGCATCGTTTCAAGGTGTAAACAAGTCATTTGGTCATAAGGGTAAAAACTATTCGCTTTTCAAATTTAAAGGCGGGGTGAACTGCGGACACTACTTTAACGAGCAACTATACAG